GTTGAAGCGTTGGCGCGTATCGTCAATAGGTGGTATGGTGATGACAATGATAGCCCGCCAGGTAGGGTTAGGATTTGTTTAGCTCAGATGTGCGTCCTGGGCTACCATGCTTATGGGCACACTAGCGAGCTTTGGCTCGCAGGCTTTGCTAGTGGCTCTTACATGACAGCAGGGTTTAATTGTTTGCGTAACCTGCTTTTGTGTACCTATTCATACTTGGTAATTAATGATGAGTTGAGTTATGACTGGAAAACAAATGGCAAAAATTTCTTTAAGGAGATTGTCATAAGGGTCATGGGTGATGACATTATGGCAGCCGTCCCACAACATAGAAAATATTGGAACAATAAGTCACATGCACGTGTGATGAGGGACCATTTTAAAATGACCTACACTAGTGCTGATAAGCAGTCAGAGGTGAAAGAGTTCGATGAAGAGAAGAACCACACCATAGTTAAGAGAAGATCTGTCCTTAACCCTGACACAGGCTTGTATGTCGGTGCCCTCGACATGGAAGTAATCCTTAACATGGTTTGTTACACTAGAAAAGATGATCCAATAACAATCATGCAGCATAGAGTTGATAATGCGAGGCGTGAACTAGCCTTTCATCCAAAAGAAGTTTGGGATAAGTATCATCCATTGATCTTAGCCCAAGCTGGCCCTCTCTATAATAATGATGGATACAGCCAGCCCCAACTGCGTCAGATTGCATCTGAGCAGTGGGTTGGCTTGTAAATGTCTCAAAAAGCACGTGCTGAACATCACGTTAAACTGTTCTATTTTGGGGAGATGACAGCGAACGATACCACACCGCAACTTAGCCAAGGGGGGGCAACGCTAATACCAACATCTAATTCAAGTCAAAATCCAACCACTAAATTTGCTGATGATACCATTGGCTATGAGGCCCAAGAGACCAGGAGGGTCGACCTTGATCCTTTCTCAAGTCACGTAATAGCCCCAAGTTCACAGACCATTGTGGACTATCTCCAAAGACCGTCAATTATTTCCTCAGGAAACTTTTCCGCCTCAGATTCGGGTATACTCTTCTTTGCGGACGTTACGTCCTTAATTACGCCCCAGAAGTTTTCCCGGATGTCCAATATCTATACTTATCGTGCAGATTTTGAGGTTACTTTACAAGTTAATGCTGACCGGTTCCAACAAGGTAGATACATTTTATTTTACCTGCCAACGGGTGGTGCTCTCTCACCTGCTAATACAGGTAATTCATTGCTTTGGAAGAACATGCATACTTGTAATTTGACTAAGATAACCCAATTACCTCACGTTGAGATAGATCTCGCCACACAAACCCATGTAACTCTAAAAATACCATATACTTCAATATACCCAATGATATCCTGGTCTACTGTAAATAGTGCCTCTGCTCAAGGCCTAGGAATATTTGGAATTTGTCCATATTCACCCTTAAATCCGGGGTCGGGTGGTTCAACTACCTGCGGTTACGCTTTGTTAGGATCTCTACAAAACGTAAAGATTGGTTCTGCTAGTGTTAATCAAGCAGACGATTCAACCAAGGAAGCCCAGGCTCAGAACATAGGGCCCATCACGTCCGCGTTAAATAGGGTGTCCCTAGTTGGTGATGTGCTTGGTGACGTTCCCCTAATTGGTAGCGCCGCTCGAAACGTTTCTTGGTATGCCAAGGTAGCTTCTAGAGCAACTTCCATTATGGGATGGTCCAAGCCAATAGCTCTCTCTGCTCCGACTAGGATGGATCGTAAAACCACTCCGTTCAATGCGGTTAGTGACGTCTCGACCAACGCAAAACCCCTTGGTGTCCTTTCTGAGAACTCAGTCAGGGTGCCATCCTCCTTGACCTCCTCGGTGGATGAGATGGATTATGGCTTTATCGTAAAACATTTTGCCCACCTTTTATCTCTATCCTGGACGACTTCTGGTGTCACGGGTAATGTATTGGGGACCATTCCAGTCATTCCCCAAGGCTCAGTGGCTTGGAGCAAGGGTTATGCCCATACTCCATTGTCATTTGTGTACAATCAATTTGCTAGGTATCGTGGATCAATTAAATACAGATTTAAACTCGTGAAAACTGCCTTTCATAGAGGTCGTTTGATCGTGGCTTTTTACCCTGGTATTTCAATTGGAACGCCTAGCATTGGTAATTCTGAGTATGTTTTTAGGGAAATTGTAGATGTCAGTACTACTTCGGCATTTGAAGTTTGCTGTCCATACATGGTCCCAACTCCCTGGACAAATCAGAATACCCAGATTGGCACAATGGTTGTCTATATCTTGGACCCCCTTGTAGCCCCGGTCTCAGTGTCTACTTCTGTGGACATTTTGCTTGAGGTGGCTGGAGGGGATGACATGCAATTCTCTGTGCCTATAACATGGCAGGTTGAGCCTTATGCTCCTTCTACTGCCCAGGCTGGAGATGAATCTTATTCGGAAACACCCTGTTTTACTCTAGGACCCAAGAGTAATGCCCCACTAGATCTCATAAATGTAGAGACTAGTGGGGAAGTGGTAAAATCTGTAAGACAATTAATTAAGCGGAACTGGCATTATGGTATCGGCTCTGGAAATCTCGGAGGAGCTACCTACATCCAGTTCTACCCTTATGCGGTTACTCCAGTAACTCAAGCCGCGACTACGTCAGGTGTCCTATATAGGGATACGTTCAAATCTGACTTGGTAAATTTGTGGTCATGTGCCTACGCCATTTCGTATGGTTCTATGCTCTACACTTTTCGTCCACCTGATGGATCTTTATCCGGTGGACCTACTCAGAGTTACACTTTAGAATCCGCTGCTCTCTTTGGGACAGCCACTCAAACTGCTTGGTATACAAGCACAAGTGGCTATACCCCATTGGGTGTACTGACCTACAATACTATGAATATTGAGGGTCCCGCGGAAATAAGATCTCCTAATTGGAATGGCAATTTAGGAAGATCAACCCCTGCGCAATTTTGTAACAAAAGCTCTCTCACTTCAATGATAGAGCCCGCGGCTAATTGCACAAACATTGTCCTTTCCGATTCACAGTCAATTGGAAATTTCAACGTCGGGGCTGCTAGATCAGCAGCAGACGATTTTGGATTCGGTGTGTTTGTTGGGGTACCGCCTGTGGTTGCCTACAGTGCGACGTGAGTTTGCCCAACTCACTTTAATAAAGGGCACGCTAACTTAAATCTCGGATTTCCGGTTTTAAGAGATGGATATGTTGAAACTAGTCCCGGTGTGCCTTCGGGCGACAGTACTACTTCACAGCGTTAGCGAAATCGATCAATTGCTATAAATAAAACCATTTTAAAAATTTTAAAATTTTAAAATAAGAATGCTGTGCAGAGTGTTTTTCT